TTATTAAGAGGCAGAAAGATGGAAATTAATTACCGCCTACCGATTTATGCCCTAATCATAGGACTATTAGCAGGTTACTGGCTTACCAGCACCTACATGCCTCGAATTGAGACCAAAACGGTTCAAGTAGACCATGAAGTGATTAAAAATCAAATCGTGGTTAGAACCATTATTAAAGCTCCAGACGGGACTACAACTGAAACAGTAACAACCGACAATAGTACCAGAACGTCAGACTCCAAAGACACGTCTACGTTGAAAGTTATTGCGGTGCCACAATGGAGAGTAGGAGCGCTAGTAAATCAAAACCAAGCATACACAGTGCTTGTAGAACGTAGAATTTTGGGCCCTTTCAGCCTAGCAGTTAGTGCGTCTACACAAAATCAGTTTAACGCCGGAATAACTTATGAGTTCTAAACTTTCTATAGCTCTTATAGCAAAAATATGGCTTTTGGTCGCAATGGTAAATCTAGCCACTTTAGCTTTTTTAGGTCCAGACGTGTATATGCAATATGAGCCCGGCATTATCATTTCTAACGCAATTTTAGGATTAATATTATATAACCTTTTTATGGAGAAAAATGATGGCAAAATTGAAACTTCAAAGAGTGAGTGAAACTCCGGTAGACCCTAATGAGTCCAAATTGTTTAGTGATGAGTTTGCTGCAGCATATGATAAAGCAGAAATAAAAGCTAAAGCAAAAGCACAAAATCCCCAACAAGTTATGTTGAAAATGCAGCGTTATTGCCGGTATATTGAGCATAACTTACGCAAAAAATACAAATTGCATCAAGAAGTTGAAATGCCCACTAGTAAAAAAGGCTGGGCACAGCTTTTAAAGCAATTTAACGGAAACCCAATTATGTTAGCGTCTACCATGCGAAATGAAAACGAAATTGTAGGCGTTATTGTAGATGGGCCTTTAAACTAATTTTATTTGGCAGAGTTGCGGAATACGCAATTCCGGCGAGGGGTTTGGCACCGATACAGCCCACCTAGGGACCCGGAATGGAACGCAAACGAAAGACAATAGAGGGTGCTGAAGGAGTGCGGTAATCGCGGTCTGATTCACAAGAGCAAGATAGGGTAGGCGTAGCCAGTGAAGTCGCCCTTAGCCGTTGAACCACAGTAAGCACATTGGAAGAGTCGCGCCTTCCCTGCCACTTTTTTTTCCTAATATGCACCATATCATGGAAGCAAAATTCTCAATAGACGCAGAACCTCAAAGTGTGAATTCTTGGACAGGCGCAAATAAGCGTTTTATATCTGCAAAAGCTAAAGAGTGGATTCAGACGATAACTTGGCAATGCTCAGGCCCCTTAGTTCAACAGCAGCTAGCACAAATTAGAGAAAATTTTAATCCTAAAAAACATTCCTTAGGCATATCTCTGAACTTCATTATTCCACATGGAAAATTCTATAATAAACAAGGTTTGTTTAGCAGTAGAACTTGCGACGTCACGAACGTTGAAAAATCCATAGTGGACGTACTGTTTTTGGCTAAATACTCCGGCATTAACTATAAAGCTATAGGAGTAGACGACAAGTATATTTCAGAGCTACATAGCCGCAAGTCTGCAGGCCTCACTCACCGAATTGAAATTAGAATTTGGATTATTGAGCGCTAATTATTTTGCGCCGAACTTAAGAATATATTCTGCGGCAGTCATTTTTCCATTGTTTGGAGCAGCTTCTTTAGCAGCTTTTCTAGCCAAACCGTCCGCCTTCATTTTTGCAACTTCCAAATCATACGCGCTAGGAATTACCGCCACTTTCCCATATTGAGACTTAGGACTATTAGCAAGTATTTCAGCAGCAGTTACTTTTTTGCCTATAGAACCTATTTGGTTATTAATTCCTTGAAACCCTTTTGAAGCGTCTATAAGGGCGTTTGCCGCACCAGGAACTTTTGAGGCTAATTTACCCGCACCCAGCAATAAAGCGTCACTAGGAGCCGGCAGGCCCATGTCTAAGGCCATTTTAGCAGCCTGTTGAAATTCTGGATTACCTTGAGGCATTACAGAGTTTCTTTGTAAGTCTAATTGAGGAGCAACTGCATCTATAAGCTGTTTTTTAGGCGCATCTATAATTTCCATGGCTTTAGAAACAGGCTTAGAAACTTTCCCCCACAACTCGTCTACGGAACCTTGAAATTTAGAGGCTGCAGACTCATCTGGAGCATTAGGGTCTATTTGCATAGGCAATTTAGAATCTTCTTGGTCTACTATAAGTTTTGACAGTTTTTTCATTAATGGCCCCTAAAAGCTTCATAAATTGTAGCCAAAAGAGCAAGAATGCCTATCGCGGCCCCTACTCCTTTGACCATTGTAACATGACTTATTACCGGTTTTAACTCTTTTGAAAGCACGTCCACAGCTTTCTCATTTGCCAAAGACCGTCTCATATGCTCAGCAAGTTGCGCTTCCTGTTTAACTTGAACAACCACAACATCATCCAGCTTATCATCCAGCTTTACTAACATGTCGTGAAGAAACTCAACGTCTGATTTTTTCACTTTAAGGCTCCTTCACTTCACTATTTTTCTGAATCACTTTCCCGCCTATGCCGGCAGTAAGAAGCGGAGCTATAAGAAGAGCGGTGGCGCTAAGGTCTTTGGAGCTAGCCACTGCATAAAAAGCCACTAAACATGCGGTAATAACACACATAAAGCTTAGTAGCCTCATCATGCTTTGGTCGCCTACTTCAGAGAAAAAACCTTTAAACCAATTCACTTTTTCAACACCTCAATAGCTTTAAGCAAAAGGTCATACTCCTGCCTAGTTAATTTTGCCCCGTCTATCAACATTCTTAGCAACTGTTCTGCTTGTTCTTTGGTCATATTAGACTCCTTTTAGAGCCGATTGTACCCCATTCCTAACAGTTTGAAAAGCCTTTTCCCGTAAAGCCTGCTCTTCTTTAGTTGCCGTCTTGTTCTGAATCTTTTTTAAAATTTCGTAAGCTTGTTGTAATGTCATGAAACCTCCTAGTGTAAGTCTACCCATGAACCGCCGGCGTAAACTTGCAGCTTGTCGTCAGTTGAATTGTAAATTTGCAGACCGTTTACTGCTGTTAAAGCATTGCGCTCAGTAGTTGTCATGCGGGCGTTTAAAAATGCCTTAGTAGTTGAGTTGATTTCCAGCGCCACACTACTATTAACAACTAAGTCGTCTGACCCAGGAGTTCCACCAATAAGCAGATTACCAGCAAAGTAATTGTTTTTCCCCGGTCTATCATAGAAACCAAAAGTTTTAGTGCCTGGGTCGCCAAACGGCAAGTCAAACAAATAACCGTACAAATTATTAACTGCAGTAACGCCGTTAGGAATAGCCACAGAACGACATAAACCAACTTCGTCCACTGTTCCTCCGGTTGCTGTAGCATCTAAACTAAGAGCAAATAACGCTCCGTAAATTCTGTCAACAGTAGAACCAGTTCCCATTGTTAAAACAGCAGGAAGACCTAGTGCAGCTATTCCAATGAATGCAGTACTCACTGAAGAGTTGTTTCCAATTGAAATAAGAGCCGCAGTATTTACAGAAATAGAGTCTGCAGTAGTTAAAGTTATGTTGTCTCCAACTGTAGGCTGTGTGATAAGCGAATGAATTGAAGAAGGATTTCCTCCGGTATCAAATAACGCTTGAGTGGCAAAAGCATTCAGTTTTCCAATGCTCAGTGCTCCGCCAAACGACAGGGCTCCAGTTATTTCAACGTCCCCGTCTAATGCTGCTGCTTTTTTACTGCCGGGATTTGTTCCGCCAGCAAAGTTTGTTGCAACTTGCGCCGTTTGAGTGTTTGAGCCTGTGCCCGACACAACTACTGTTAAAGCTCCAGATAAAGTAAAGTTAGCTTCAATAGCCGCTTTAATTTGTAACGCAGTAGAAACTCCTGCTTCCATATGAACAGTGATAAGCTGCCCAGAAAGACCAGCAGTTTCGGAGCCTGCAGTGCCGTCATTTAAATACTCAACTTGATATGCATTTGAATCAGATGGTTGCTGAAACGAAATTGTTAAATCTTGTATTACAAGGCTAGACACAGTCCCAGCATACACAGTAACATTGTCCATAGTAACGCTTATACCATTGGCGTACTGAACTGAGGTTATAGTAGGATTAACATTTAAGCCATTGTAGCCGCCTGTGTCAAAAGCACCATAATTACCGCTAACGGATATGCTATTAGCTCCGGCATTTCCTGTGAATGAGCCTATTGTGGGATAAACGTTAAAACCAGTATAATTATTATTGTTCACAACCTCGTCTATGGAGGGGCTGGCGTTAAATGACGTGTAGTTTGGAGTAGGAACTGGAAAATTACCGTTATCATAAAAAGCTTGCACAAACTGGGTGCTAGACATGGTAGACGCTGCATTTAATGCCGGTTGAAAGCCATATCCCTGTATTGGTCCAGACACATTAACGTTAGCGGCAAATTGTCCAAAACCCATAGCATAAGCTACGCCTTTAACATCAATAGGGTCAGTACCATTACCAAAGCTGAAATTATTGTGAATAAGTTCTAGACTTCCAACGTCAGAAGAGCCGTTATGGACCACGTTATTAACAAGCATTCTTACCGCATTACCGGATGTACCTATAGTAAACCCCGAATTATTAGGGTCAATGCTCATTTGGTTAGTGTGAAAATTCCAAGACTCGTTTGGAGAGTTTTGCAGCGGTTCCAAATCAACCAAATCATTGTGAACAGTATAGCCGCTAGCAGTTCCGTTAGGTTCTTCAACCAATTGGAAAGAAATACCGCCAGTGGTAGTATCAACTCCCCAACCTGGTATAGACTGTAGAGCACCGGACCCGTCAAAGCCGGCAACAGTATTATTGCTCCCTACAGGAGGGTAGTTAGCTGCGGAAATATTTCCGGTAACATCCAAGTCCACATCTACCGTTACCAAAGTTTGGTCAATAGACATTTTACGCGCGCCATTTGCCGCAATACTTACGTTACCGTCACCCGTCTGATAAAAACCAGAATCATTGTCTGTAGTAAATCTTATGCCGGGAGCAACATCTGTTCCATCAGCCGCAGTCAGGGTACCACCCGAAGAAAGTTTCGCGTTCAGTGCAGTTTGAGTAGCTGTTGAAATAGGTTTATTAGCATCTGAAGTATTATTAACATTACCAAGACCAATATCAGACTTAGTAAGAACTACTACGCCAGTTTGACCATTTACCGAATCAACTGCACCACCGCCACCGCCAGAAGAGGGGGGCAATTTAATATATGTGCTGCTCATGTTACACGCCCTTAAGATTGGCTATGGCAGTTTCCATAACGCCGCCGGGATTATTAGAAGTATAAGCCACACGCACCCACCGGTAGCCAACATTTTCTGCGTTCCAAGTTATGTCGCCTGCAGCACTTACCACAGTAGCGGAACCAGTTATGGTTGTCCAATGGTCCACGCCTTCATATTGCTCAGCTTGTGCTTGAGCATTAGGATTCCCAGGGTCATTGGAACATTGTAGAGAAAACGTGCCGTCTGGAGTCCCACTAAACGTAAGCTGAATTGCGTATTGTGCAATATGTCCAAGCCAAACCGGTCGTAATTGAAAATCCGAGTCCATACTCGGCACACTAACATTTAATAAATTTTCGTTGCTAATCCGCATAAGCCTTCCTTCTATCCGTTGGGATTTAAACTACCTAATTCTTTGTAATAAATTTTCCACTAAACATCTTCCCAGCCATTTATAGGGCATCTGAAAAAATTAATATAAACTGTGTCTCCCGGAGCAATATAAGAATCAGCAATCATTTTAGGCAGTCCATTTCCGGTGCCGTTTGCAAAACCTTCTCCTTGTCCAAAAGTCAGATAAGTGGAGTTGGGCTCAATGAGTAAAAAACTACCGCGAGTTCCTGCAGCTCTATCCCGCATCCAAGAGCCAGTACTTTGAATAGAAGGAATTTCACTAGAACCCGTACCAACGCTTGTTAATCCGGAAGGCAAAGACATTCTTGCTTCCACAGTAGTAGGAGTGCCCGCAGCAAATCTACCGCGAATAAGTATGTCACACCCTACTCTAGACCATTGTAAAGAAACACTGGCAGCCGTTCCAAAACCGGTAAAAGTTGGAGTATAGTCAAACCACACTTGAGGTATACGCCTGTTTAATATTTGCCAGTTAGAACCATCAGAAACCACGTCTATTTCTTCGTATTGAGTAGCTAGCAGCTTGGTTAGTGCGCCGTCAATAGTCTGAGAAGAGGTTGTAACTACAGTAACTGAATTAGCCAAAGTTTGGTCTACTCGTTTGACTCTGTATATTTTACCAGACACTCCCACGGCTGTAGGAAGAGTAATAGAGAAAGTAGCAGAAGACGCGTCTGCAAGTATTAGGCCGTCATCAGCACCAGCAGTGTATGCTGATGTTTTAACCGCTGTTACTACTATGTTAGAACTTGAGGAGGTAGAAGGATTATATAACGGCATATTATGAAAGCTCCGTTATTCTTACGTTACCATTAGCAGATGCCCAAATACCGTCTATAGCTCCTGTGTATATTCTACCTAAAGGGAGTTCGTAGTAACCACCAGCCGCAATTTGAACAGTATAGCTAGTAGTTGACGCGGTTGCTCCCAGTTTTAAATATAAAATTTGAGTAGAATCGTTAAAGAAAGTAGCATTTTTTCTAGAAGAGTTTGAAGCCAGTAAGCTCACACTAGACGCGCTAGAAGCAACACTTGTTATAGAGCTGCTAGAGGACTTTTCTTCAGAAGTTGTGAGAGTTGCTGCCACAGAAACAGGCTGTGTTACCGCAGAACCATCTACCTTTAAGGCAGTCATAGATGCTATACCTTGGACGGTAATAACATCAGAACTGGCAGACCCTGCCGTACCTAAAGCCGGTTGTTTAGCGGCAGTAGATGCTCCTGTAGGTAAAGATATAGTGCCAGATACGTTAGTAATATTCCAAGTACCAGACTGAGCAGCGCTTACTGGCACTGCAGTAGCTCTTAGTTCTGTGTCTGTTAAAGGACCGCTTACAGGTACCGCAGTAGCTCTTAACTGCGTATCAGTTAAAGGCCCACTCACAGGCACTGCAGTGGCGCGTAGTTGTGTATCAGTTAAAGGTCCACTTACCGGAACTGCAGTGGCGCGTAATTGCGTATCGGTTAAAGGCCCACTTACAGGTACCGCAGTAGCTCTTAACTCAGTGTCGGTTAAAGGCCCAGCAACGTTTATAGTAGCAGAAGACGCGTCTACAGATATAACTCCAGACCCGTTAACTTTTATAGGAATTAAATCCCCGCCAGTAGTTTGACCAGCAACTTGAGTAGAGCTGGTAGGTGCAGGATTGCCAGACAAGTCCACAGAAGGGTTTGAAGCAGTGACTGTACCGCTTACAGGTAAAGGACTTGCTCTTAACTCCGCATCAGTTAAAGGCCCACTTACCGGAACTGCAGTAGCGCGTAATTGCGTATCGGTTAAAGGTCCGCTTACCGGAACTGCAGTGGCGCGTAATTGCGTATCGGTTAAAGGCCCACTTACAGGAACCGCAGTAGCTCTTAGTTGCGTGTCAGTTAAAGGACCGCTTACTGGCACCACCTGGTCTGACGCTATGTTTACGGGTGTGGATGCCGCAATAACTGCTGTGCCTAAAGGGGGAGTTTTAACGTCAATACTGGAAGTATTAATGTCTATATTTTCAGAAAAAGTCAGAATATCAGTAGCGGTAGCATCAATACTATTTAATGCTGCAATTTCTAGTACCTGATTGGCGCTTGAAGCTGCAGCCGGGTTAAAAGCTTGTGCCGGTGTAGGAGGATAAGAAAAAGTTAATATAGAAGCCATGATTAAGCTCCCAAACTTGCCATGTGAAGGATGGCGGTAAAAGTACCTGCGCCCGCTGTAGGAGCCCAGTTTAGGTATATAAATTGAAAATCTAGCTGCTGAAGGTCTATTAAACACTCTGTTTCAGCAGTAAGAGTTAACGGCGCTCCAAAATCTAGTTCGAAATAAGTATCATTTAGAGAATTTTTAGCCCAAACACTAAAAGCCCCTGAATTAGCGGCACTAAACACCACATGAATTGTGGCTTTATCTACCTGAGATACATCAGTAGGGTTAAAAGAGCTATTTTGAGTTGTAGTTGCGTCCACAACGCCGTCTTCATTTGAATCCGACCGGAACATGCTATAGGAATGGGAATTTTTGCGAGCCAAGAAGCCTCCTTATGGGATTAAGCAGATTTTCTGCCTAGCCATAAGGGTGCCTATTAGTTATTCAAATAAATAATTGCATACCAAAAGCACAACAAAAGCAAAAGCTAGTGATTCTAACATTTTAGTCCTCCTGTTCTCCCTTAATTCTACCAGAGAAATTAAGAGATTGCAAGCCTTTTTGACTAGGTTGGACTGCTCCGTCCTCTTGTGAGGCAGGTTGAGATTGAAAATTGCTTTGTAATCCCAATATGTTAGCTGGGGCCAGAGAAGGGTCTGTTTTAACGTCTAATAATATGCCTAATTGAAGCTTTTTGGAATAAGGAAGTTTAGGGTTTTGCCCAACATAAGATAAAGCTTGCTCTTGCAGTTTTCCAAATATGTTAGGATATACCACTTTGAGACCTTCCGCTTCTTCCCTGGACATTTTACCGTCTGCAAAATTCTTTACGACTTCCATAGGTTTTTCTATAGCGGTCAAATAGCGTTCAAACTTAGCAAGCTCTAAACTAGAAGGAACATAACTTCTTTCTAAAACAGACGGCTCACTCAGCTTCTTAGGAAGTTTAGAGTCTAAAAAGTTTATAGCATTAGACGCTACCATGTTTAATGCCGCACTGGAGTCGGGAGCTGAGTCACTTATTACCGCAGCAGAACGTGCTACACTGTTTATTAATTTTTCTGGGCTATTTTTGTAGTGCTGAAGATTCTGCAACAAATTACTATAAGCTTTCGCAGTACTTGCAGGTTTTTTACCGTCTTCAGAACGAGATAAACTAAAATCAGTAAGTTTTTGAACTGCGTTAAGTTTTATAGACTTAGACACAGTTTCTGCACCTTCTTTAAAAAATTTAGCCGCACTAGAATCTAACATTTTATTAATATTCATGTTGGCTTTTTCTAAAGTACCAAGCACAACCATTTTCCGCTTTAAGTCGGACTGAAACAGTTTCTTAGCGCCCACCACTGCGGCAGTAATACCGCCACTTCCAGACACCTCATGAATCAGTCCACCCAAAAGCATGTCCTTAAGGCCTATTGATTGGCCTTTAGCGGCCTTAGCAGCAATCGGGTCCACAAGCTTGGACGCCAAATAATAATCAGCATTAGCAGTTTTTAAAGCGGTACCAACTTCAGAACCAACTCTATTAGCTAAATTATCAATTTCTTCTCGTAGCACATGTCTAAGTTGTTTTGCTATAGCAATTTTTGCCGGGTCTTGATTTTTAATCACGTCAAACTTTGAAGCGTCATCTAAAGACTGTCTCATTTTTTGTAGCGTGTCTATATCCAGTTTTTGCCCTTCCGCAACACCTTTTCTTAAAGTGGCATAAGTGTCTTCAAACCGTCTAGCAGCAGCGTAATCGGCAGCTTTTTCAGGAGCAGTAATACCTTCAGCTAGTTCCATTTCTTTTGCAAACTTGTAGGACTTCTTTTCAAGTTCACTATATACCTGCTTTGCATCCGGCAATAAGGCCGGGTCCGCCTGCTTAATTTGCTCTAGAGCATCACCAATCTGTTTACCGGCTCGCTCTTTATACGCTTCTACTTTTGTAGCGATAGTTTCAATGCTATCTAGCTCTTTAACACCTATTTTCTCTGGGTTTTTAATAGCCTCAGCAACTTTTTTATCAAAGTCCTTATCAAATCTCATAATCTTTTCACTTTTAGATTTGGGAACGCCCATCAACTCTAAAGCATTTGTGCCTTTATCTGAAAAATCGTCAGCAATACCAAGAACTTTACCGCCAACACTTTTTGCCACTGGGGTTAGCTCTTTTAACGCAGCAAAACTAGCACCAAGCCCGGCACCAAATAACGCACCAACTCCGGCAGACGCTGCTAAGTTTTCCGCATTAAAATCAGCCTTGCCAAGCGCAGACTCAGAAACAAGCCCACCAGCTCCGTACAAAGAAGCTTCAACTGCAGACCCTGCAATTTTTGGAGCAAACTTTTCAATTACGGAAGCAGCAACTTTACTACTAAGGCCAGCTTCCGCAGCGCCTTTAGCCAACATTTTTGCAGCAGCTCTTTCTGCGACTAATCCTGCTTTTGTTGCTACAGCAGCAGGACCAAACGGAATAAGTAGACTAGCCCCTGTACCACCAACTTCTCCCAAAGTGCTAGAAACAGGATTAGCTTCTTGTAGGCCAACTAAAGGCCCCCTAAGGCTTGGTTTAACTGCAGTGATAGCTAAGTCGGAGGTGCCTAGAGTAAGGCCTCTTAAAGCTCCTGCAGCAGCCGCAGTAAATTCAGAATCTCCGTACTTTTGCTGATACATTTCCTTTCTCACGTCTTCATCAGAAGCAGGAAGGGCGTATCCAGACTTGATGGCGTCTGCGTACTTAGAATTTTCTATCTGCATTAATTGTCCGTTTTTGTCTACAGCATATTGAGAGCCAGAATCAGGTAACTGATATTTACCGCTCAAAACCATTGGAGCCACATGACTAGATGGTACTTTAACAGTTTTATTAGCGGTTAAATCCACCAAATATTGTGTGGACTCAGGAGCTGCAGGGTCTTCTGACACTGCGGTTACAGACGCTTCTGGTTGGGGAGCTAACGCGGTTTGAGGAGTTAATGCCGGAGTAGCCGCAACCTCATTAGGAACCAATGCTGGAGGAATAATAGTGTCTGGCATAACGCCCCTTTACTAAAATTTTGGTTTAGAACGTCCGAACTTTGCAGCCTGCTCAGCTTCAAAATCCGTTCCTGATTTAACCGGTAAACCTGCGCCTTTAGCTTTTTGCGCTAAATTATCTTCTAATATGCGCTTCATCTCATCTCTGTGAGCTTTTTGTGTAGAACTCAACGACAAAAAGTCTGAGGGGTCACCTATAATGGATTTCAACCTCTTAACCTCACCATCTGTTAAAATTCCAGGACCAGTAAGAGGAATTCTTAAGCTACCAATGATACTGACAATTTCAGACTGAATCTTAGCCCTCTGATTTCTACCTTCAAGAGTTGTTAATCCTAAAATTTTGTTATAGTTATTAGCTAAATCATCAACGCGTTTCAACCCTGCTAAAGCAGGCTCAACAGCATCTTTTTGCTTAATAAACTCCTGCGCCAGATTCTTATTACCGGCCACACCGTAACCAGGAACAAAACTTTCTTTCATATCTTCGTACTGCTTTCTTATTGGCTCAGGAATACTAGCCTTTTGAGCAGGATTAAGCTTATCATACTGTTCATAAGAAAGATTGCCCAAACTGTTAGTCAATTCTCTTTGCAATTGCTGCTGTTTAAATAGAGACTCGACCGCATTTTTTTCCTTTTGAATCCCAGCAATAAGCTCTTGTGCTTTAGCTTGAGCCATCTGTCCCTTGTATGGAGACGCCATTTGCTCAATTTTAGCTTGAATAGTTTCCAATTGCAAAGCTTTGTTCTGTAAAGCATTAGTAGCAGTGTCAGAGCCTTGTTGTCTGGCCATTTGAGCACTTTTTGAAGCCTCGCCTGCCAAAGTTTGTTGGCCAGCTAATCCGGTTTTAAACGCATTAACTTTACCTTCGTTTTCCTTGTCTAACTGTTTCATAATCATACTAAGCGCTTGATTGGTTGCTCCCGGCCCTTGACCTGCAGCACCTATGCCTCCCAACCCAATAGCAATAGCGCCCAAAATAGACTGCCCTACTGATTTATTTTCAAACACGCCGTTAGGCCTAAAAGCCTCATTAACTTTTTCAGGAGTAAGCATTTCTCTATAAGCATTAATAGCTTTCTGCCGTTCTTGGTATTGCTGTTCAACCCGTTCTCCGGCTTGTTTATATCCCTCAGCTACTGCCCTTTCAGCATCTTCAGATGACTTTACCTGTTGCTTATATAAATCTGTTTTCTTAGTCTCTATCGTGGTGGCAATGTCTGCGGCATCTTGAACTGCCTTTTTCTGTATATCAAACTGAGCGCTAGTATCGGCGGCCAACTTATTCAACTGGTCTACATAAGACACTGGAGCTGGTTGTGCAACAGGTTGCGCGCCCGCAGGAGCAGGTTGCGCTTTCGCAGCTACTAAACTTTCAGGAGACGGTAACTGTTCTTTTGTTTGCGCTGGAACTTGAGGCCGGGCCATGTTGTTTTGCTGAGCTTGTTCCGCTATATTTTGATATTTTACAACTCCAGATTCAGCAGGCCAATTAACTCCACCTTGAGGAACAATATTTACTCCGGTCATATCAGGGGGATTATTTATATCTGGTGTTAAAGCTTGGTCCAAAGCAGTAGGTTGTAAATAAGGCGGCACTATTTGGTCATCAGCCATATTATTCTCCCTTCTTAGCAGCTAATACGTCTCCGTAAGACATTTTTTTGATTTTTTCTTTAAGTTCATAATGCTGTTTTAACGCATCTACAAATGCACCGGCAGCTTTTCCGCCCTTTTCTACTATGGTCTTAGGAACCACGACTTCCCCACCAGACAATAATGCAGGTACCACGTCATTGGCCGGATGGTCTCCGGACTCATGCTCAGGGCCCTGAATCATTCCGCCTTTGTGTTTCATTATTTGGTTTCCATTTTTATGAGAAGAACCACCGCCTCCAGCCTCAGCCTCAGCACTGCCACCGCCTGTAAAAGCTGCACCAGCTAAGCTTCCAGCAGTCCCAATAAGTCCAGCCAGCATAGCATTTTGGTGATTTTGTTGTTCCGCCTGAGCATTAGCGGTATTTGCTGCCGCATTACCAGTTCCTAAAGCAAAGTTTTGTTGTCCACCTAAATAGTTTTGAAAAGCAGACTGCTGGATACGCTGTTCTTGAAGTCTATTAGCAGCCCCTTGTCCAGAAATGCCCAAATTAGTTTGAGCAGCTGCCATTTGAGCGTTACGTCCTGCTAAAGCCGGATTAACTCCTCGCTGGGCCTGTGCTGCCGCCAATTGCTGCTGCAAACTTTGTTCCATGGCCAGCTTCATTTGAGCGTCTGCAATACTAGGGCCTTTGCCCAACGCTCCTTGAGCCAGCACGTCGGCAAACTGCTGCTGTTGAGGAGCTACTTGCTGCAACTGAGAATTAGCTAATTGCTGCTGCTCAAGTTGTTTTTGCTTAATGTCGTCTAAAGAATTTGCGCCAGACTGTCCGCCGCCGCCAAAAATTGCTCCCATTATATGTCCTTTTTGTTTGCTAAAATTTTCTCAAAATATAAAAATTGCCCGTCTGCATATAACGGTTTAAACCCATAATTTAGAATTGCTTGTATACTTACTGAACACCCAGGGTCCCTTAAATCAGCGCTGGTAAGAAGTTTTTTATAACCGGCCTCAAGCGCAACATTAGTAAGGTTATTTAGCATTTCAGTAGCCAATTTTTGCTTTCTTAATTCAGGAGCAACCCATACATCTATCGCATAAAGCCACTGCTCTTTAAATTGCCACACCACAAAACTATTAGGCCATTCCAGCACATTTTTGCTTTCGCGCTCTTTTAAATATAAAGCCCAATTGCTCAAATTATGTGGCATGTAACCCTCATTATTGTCCACATTAGTCCTAAGAAGCTCCAAATTTTTGAGCCTTCGGAGTCCTGCTGAGTCCTTGCATAACGCCCATTTCCATAGCCAAATTAGACAAGCTAAAAGATTCTCCAGGTTCTCCGTCTTGAGTGTCTTCTAAAGTAAACTGAATTGCTTGACATTTTTGCACTTTTGGCATAATTTCCCATTGATATTGCCGAAACTCACCGCCATAAACCCCGTCACCATACGGACCTTCTCCGTAAGCAGTGCTAGATTCTTGTCCTGTGACATTAATAACTGCTTCATGAAGCCTAGAATTGTTAAAATTATAAGCAAATTTAGCAACTAGATTATGCGCAGACTTGTAGCCTCCCAAAAGTTGAAGACTGTAAACACGCTGGTAACCTTGAATGCCAGCAAATTGAATCCACGCGGTGCGGATAAAAGCTTTTATAAAAGAGCCCACATCCTTAAACACCCCAGGAGTCTCATATCTAACTCTGCCGTCAGACCGCAAATAATGGTAGACCTCGTTGTGATTTACCGCATCAATAGCGTCTATAAGCGTATCTGTGACCCAAAAGCCATGGTAATAGTCGTAGACCAATACCCGTCTGCTGTCTAAAGTAAATCGGACTTCATTAGTCTTATCACACAGAGTTGCGCTAGTTATGGTGTCAGAATTCCACCTTTCCACCTTATCACCCCGGTAAGTGGCACTAAGCTGCCTACTTAAATGATAAATACCTTTTTGAGACTTAAACATTAAGCCATCAGGAACTTGCACAATACTGTTAGGCTCACTGCAACCGGCATCAGTAGGAACGGGGCTCGGCGGTCTATAATCATTTTGCTGTCCCAGATTATTAGGACCGTCTCCTGCCAAAATACTTATACCAGACTGTTTAAAAATAACCAAATAGTCGTCTAATTTGCCTAAAGCAACACCATCTCCGCCATATTTGTCTAAGTCTATGTACAAATTATCATTAAACTCTACTGGAGTGCCTTGTACGTTTAGTTTGCTATAATAAAGTCTTGTACCATTTCCAGACAAGAGCCAAATTCTATTTTTATAGGAAATAATATACTTACTACTTGCGGCGTTGTTAGCCTCCAATTCTCCGCTGTTTGTGTACAGAGGTTGCTGGGTTGGTAAGTCTTGCTCTATAGCCTGGTCCAAGTCCAATAGTGATTTAAAAGCCTCACTTCTCTCAGACTTGTTCAAAATAATTCGGTCAAAATTTGTACCGCTAAAACCGGTCCGTCTGTAAAGAATGGAACCATTAGCTTGCGTTCTGTAAATTTCAACCTCAATAATCTCTTTTTCGCTAATGGTGGGCGTTCTAACATAATGAGTCATTTTGTAGCTGGTAGCACCAGATAAAGTAACCTTCCAAGGAATGGCAGGAGGACTGCGGTGAGTCTGTCCATTTCTGTCTCTGTAAACGTACATATAGGTTACAAAATAATCACCGCCGGGCAAGTAGGTAGATAAGCCTGAATTTTCCACAAAAGTTCCCACATCATCTACACCGGCAACAGTTGGAGCAGCTGACAAATAACCGCCTTGCGCATCATAAGTAGACCCATCTGCAGTATGTACCGCACTTGACGGGGGAATTTCTAAAAATCCGTGCTCAGTTACAGTCTGCCCATCATAAAGCTTTAATATACCGCCAGAAATATGTAAATTCTTGCTAAGTTCCGCGTCAAAATAATTTAGCAATTGAGAAAAGTCAGCTCTAAAACTATAAGCGGTAGACGGCACGACTAATTTTGTGGTAATTGAAGCTTGTACGCCAGAGAGTAACACTCCCGCCCCAAAAATAACATCTTCCAACACTTGAGCATTTGGAATGTTGCTATCCAGAGTTGCGGCTTTTAGAACCGACCTAGTTCCGTACTGGCTAACTATTCTAGCAACTCCAGTGTTTAAATCATCAAACGCCAAAAACACAGTATCATAAAAAGGTTCTTCGTAAGCTTTTATAAAAAAGAAATACGGTTGGCCGTTGTATGTCACTGCTTTAGAGGCAAACCTAGCGCTATAAAGTAAATTTGTTTGAGTAGTAAGAGTGCCAGAAGAGTCCACAGTACGTCTATAAATATCTTGAGAATCGTCGGTCCCGTTTAAGCTGTAATAAATGGCACTAAGCCCGGTAGCATAGTTTGTAGCGCTAAAATCATACGCGTCTGCGGCCACTAAAACCGGAGCATGTAGCACTGCGGTAACTTGTTGATTATATAGAGCGGTAAAAAGGCCGGAAGCGGTAGTGTAAAGAATCCTAACTTTTAGGTCTTCTTCAGTTACTGCCGGAGCAGACGTAGCGCTAGAGCTTACTAAAACCGGAGAAGGAAGTATGAATGTTGTAGGAATAATACTAACATTGGCATTAGTCCCAGAAAGGGTACCTACATAAATAGAGTTTAACATGCTTGTTACTTTTATTTCAGAGGCTCCAGCAAAAAGAAGTTCGGGGCTAATAGTGTCTAAAGCAGCCAAATCAACGTATCTATAAACAAAACCAGAGTCCGCTTCGTTTCGGTAGAAAAATAAAAATCTGCCGTTAAGAAAGCCCACTCCTAGCTTATTTTTAGTTACAGTGCCATTATACCCGCCAAAATTAAAAGTACTTAACACTTTGTTGTCCGCATTATCAACTATATTCACGGTCATCTGTTCTCCAGAAAACCCAGCGGACTTATTAACAGCCAAATAGGCCGTAAGTTCTCCATTACTGAAAAACTCCACGTCTGTCAGACTGACTCCGGTCCCAATAGCCGGTACTTCCGTAGCTATAGCATTAGTATAATAGCCTCTAGACTTCCAAGTATCATCAGAATTTAAATGCGTAAAAAGTTGCGAACCATCAAACATTAATAGTTCGTTGTTAAAACTGGTAATAGCCGCGCCTGAAGAAATATCAGAGCCTAAAACAGTATTTCTAGAATTCTCAGCGTATCCAGGCCTTTTTGTAAAAGACTTGGTTTTTGTGAACCGTAAGTTCTCAAGGTCCAAAAAGCTAACGCCCTCAATATTTTTTTCGTCTGTTTTTGTGTCCAGACCGCCAACTATGGAGACCTGAATTTTTTGCTTGTCTAAAGCCACAGGAGCTCCTTAAGTTTTAATAATGTAAAGAAGACCGGCCCATGGTTGCATGTTATTGTGTGATAGACCGCCCCCAGTAACGTTATTGGTGGCTGTAGTGTTGTCTACAGTTATTCCTGTTACAGAATTGTCTGTTCTCGTGTCTGTGTTTTTTACTGAAGCGGTAACATCTGTTAAATAACCGTTAATATTCGCACCGTCTTGTCTGTTTAGGCCCATTTCGTGAGCGTGCCCAGGGTCTGTAATACTATGATTGTGAGGATTCTGACTGTGGTTATGGCTAGGTATTTCGTTAGTAATAAGCACATGAGCCTCTGCTCCACTTGACTGTGCTAAAGACCTTGTTATGGGACCGGAAACAGGGTCAGTGTAAGAACCGGTACCTACAGCCACTCTTCCGTTCATATTAGGAAGATTAAAAGTGGTAGACCCGTCTCCAACACCCCAAACGGTACCCACAACTCCAAAAAGAGTAGCATAAGTGGACCTACTCACCGCGCTGCCATCGCAAAGAAGCCAGCCAGTTGGAGCGCTAGTGCCGGCATAAGGTATTGTGGCACCAGCAGGTAATGCCGGGCTACTTAGTGCCGTTGCTAGGCTAGACCCGTCTGTAATTTGAACCGCAGTACCAGACCCATTTACATAATATAAATTGCTATCAGCGCTTTGAAGTGCATTAAAATGAGCAACTCCTGTTTGAGCGCTACCTAAGTCGTCAAGCTTTACCTCTCTGACTTCTGTGAGCCCAAAACTGTTTAGTTGAATATCTGCTACAACGTTCAAAGCAGTGGAAGGGACCGGCACCCCTTTTCCTGGAGTATGGTCATGCGCGTCTACCACATTAAGGGCTGTATTAAGAGTTTCTCCCCACGTACCCTCGTCCATAGTAGGTGTTGGTAATATTAAGTCCATTTCAGTAGTAGTTGGCATAAATTTCCTTTAAAAAACCCATAAATTAACTTTGCAGGGGCTAGTAGCTGTTATAGAAAAACTAGTAGTGCTAGTAGTAGATTGTATATCGTCAAAAAAAGTACTAGCGGCAGACTGACTCACCACAAAATAACCAACCAGTTTTCGGCCCAACTTGTGCTGGATTAGGTTACTGCCGGAGACAATTGCCACTTCTCTTAGAAAAATGCCATCAAGAATTGGTTTGTTTTGTAAAGGAGTTAAAGCGTCCGCCACATTGGCTTGCAAATTAGTAACAACTCGACCTAGCTCGTTCAAGTCCTTAACATTTGCCGCATTAATCTTCTTTAAGCTACCAGCCACTAACTATCCTTTAAAAAACCAATAATCGTTATTTTCAGCATAAATATCGCTAACAGACTCTGGATTACCAGCATCCCTGTTTTGCGCCATAGTTTCAATTCGCTTTTTAAGCTGTTCTTTTACAACTAGAAGAGTTTGAATTTCTAGTTCTTCCTTTATTCGGCATTTTATAGCCGCGTCTACCACTACGTATTCATGGTAAGCGTTCAAATCTTTTAGAGTGTCAGAATCAGAACTAAGAATAGGCGCTAGCGGGATGTACCAAACTCTTACCGGCCTAATGCCGTCAGGAATTGGACTAAACTTAAGAACGTCTCCAACCAGTCTATAACGTACTAAAGGACCGTTCAACGTAGACCAAGCAAAGTCTTCGTTTCTATTTCTTTCGTTGAAGTTAAATGGCCTTAAAGTAAAATAATTTGATGTATTAATTTTAGCGTCTACCCCTCTAAGTTTATAAAAAGGTTTAGCACCGCTATATAAAGTCCCATTAGGCAACTGATAATCATTTTGGCCCGGAACAGAATTAAACTCAATACTTTCTATAAAATAGTCAGAATCATAGCAACCAATAAGCAAATCATAAAGCTCTGCAACAGAATTGTTTATATAGCCATTAAGTTCGGAATCAGTAACGTATTGAGAGTTTTCTAAGTCTGCTCTTTGTCTGGCCAAAGTTCTAAGCTGTAACAATGTCACAGTCATAATAATACCTCCGGCAATAAGGGGCCCCTAAAGACCCCTTTAAAAAATTTACTCAGCTGATAGCTCTTCCATAGAAGGCTCATCTTGGTCCATAAGGTCCATAAGACTTTTCATAGCCTCTACTACCGCTTTAGGAGACTTGGACTCCACAGCCTGCAACAACTCTTCTGCAGCAGATTCAAGAGCCACAGAATCATCAGGAATAGCGCCCTCTTTAGGCTCCATTTCCTCGTCCGGTTTGTCCATTTTTCCAACAATAATGCTGGCCATCTTTTTTTTATCGTCTTTCATTAGCATA